CGATTATACGTGAAAATTCGCCTTGCTTTACTTCGTTTGAACGATAGCATGCGACCTGATACATTTCCGTCTTAGATACAATCTTTACCACTTGAACAACGCAATAATCGTTACCTACACCGGTAGTACAGTCTACGCCCATTACATAAAGTGCATTCGGTATCGGTTTTTCATAAATCGAAAGTGACAAGTCGTCATAAAGCACTTCGACCGGTTCTTTTTCTGTCAGCTTTTCAAGAATGTCGCCCTTTACTAACGTAGGGCTAGAACCGATAAATGAACAATTGTGGTTTATAAGACCGTTTGTTGTCTCGTATAAGCCACCTTCTACGTTGACCGGCGTAAATACCGGATATTTACCTATAGGTGTTACCTGGACAACCGTACTGTAACCGAATTGCGTGTTTTTAACCTTGTCGCCCTTTTGCAGGTCTTTCGCGAAAATATCCTGACCGTTCTCGTCTTTGAAACGATGGTCGACGGAACACTTAAGCCTCGAATTATCGAAAACTATATCCAGTGATTCAGACAGCTTTTTACTAAAGCCTTTAAATTTTAAAAACTCGTCACCGCATTTAATAAACATATAGATTACCTTTTTATTATAGACTTATATATTTATAACATTATGCCTTAGAAAACGCTATAAATAATATAAACGAATAAGGAATCTATTATGAACTACGATGTAGACCCGAAAAATATGAGTCCCGAAGAAATCGACCAGTGGCTGTTGGAGTGCCGTCAGGAAATTAGCGACGCTTTCTTTGCGGACGATATTGCAAAGGCTGAAAAATTACGTACCATGTACGATATGGTGAAAACAATCAGAAATACGCCTAATATAAAGAACGAAACATTTAGAAGCTACCTTTCAAGATTCATGCTTCTTGAAGATGCCGTAAACCAGGCAATGGAAGAAGTTCCGTTTTTCGAAATCGGCGAAATTTATGAAAACCTGAAATCGAAACTTACAGATTGCAAAGTAGAACTTGATTCTCAGGCTGTATTTGACGAAAATAGTGCTCTTGTAGAATTGAAGCCTATTACCATATCCGTAAAGTTCAAGCTTGAATATATTACGGACGAGCTCGAAATAAAGATTGTATTTACGCCGATTGACCAGCCGCCGGAATTTAATATCGACGACGTTGGCCGTAAGACATATAAGACTCTCGGTTTCGATGACAACAATAATCTTACCGTCAAGTTCCTTAAGCTTAGCGGAACCGACGACTGTGTTATCGACGCCAATGCTGACATCGCTGAAGACTTGATGTTCAATACTGAAATCACTTGGCCGTTCAGCGTAGAAATTGACGCTGCCGGTAACAAGAAGAAACTCAGCAAGGCAGTTGGTATAGACGGCAAAATAATCGCGTTATTGGGCGCTCAGAAGCTCATTAATTCCACGGAGGGATATAAGTCTATACGTCAATCTGGATCGAACCAGGCAACGCGTGCGGCGAAAAAAGAAGCTGAGAAAATCCGACTCACTGGCGGAAAGTCCGAAGCTGAACAGTTCCTTGATATGCTTACTAAGATTCCAGGCGTTAACAAGGTCACTGTAAACGACATCCCGCAAAACGATATCGACCCTGACAGATTCGAAAAGAAATATGCCGTAAGTACAGACGGAGGCATTTTCACTGCGTTCTTCAGGATTTCAAAAGAAACAAAGAAACCTATCTATGGCATCAAAGCCGGTACTTCGTTCGGTAACGTGTTGAAGTATTATGACAAGGAATCGTTTACGAAGGCGGTAACGGGCTTAATCGAAAAAATCAAAATGAGACGAATGAACCCGATGCAGCGTGTATTGGTTAACAGGAACAATAACGCTGACGCCAATCGAAATATCAACGGAACATATAATGCGTTCATTACATATGCCAAAGAGACATTGAACGGTATGGGAACGTTGACAAAGAGTGAACTCCAGAGAATGTACGATAAGCTTCTCGGCGCCGGAAGGGCTCTTACTGACGACCAGAATGACACTATCGCCGATTACGCTGAAAAACTCGGTTTAGAATAAAAAATAAAACCTGATTTTGACAATCAGGTTTTTTAATATTAAAATAAAACGTAATCTTAAAGATTACGTTTTTTAATTTTTACCACAAGAGCAAGCGTGCTGCGGTCGAAAGAACCGGGTCAACAGATTCGTCAAGCTGTTCTTTATCATCTTCAGTTTTGACAGATTCTTCAACAGGTTCAGCATTGACTTCAGCGGCTTCAGCGCGTTCTGCAACTGCCGCATCAAGGGCTTCTTTTTCATATACTCCATAAGCAAGACCGTCAATATCTTCAAGTGCGGCCTTGAAACGATCGATTGCTTCCTGAGTACCGGTAAAGAGAATATGATCTGGCATTTCCGGATTTTCAACAGTAGCTTCGACTCCTGCTGCAGCTGCTTCGTCTTGAGCCATTGCCAAAGAGTCTTCATCAAGGAACGCATATCTTAATTCGACCTTAGGAGCTTCTTCAGGAGCTGCCTGCTGTGCAACTACGAATTCTACGCCGATTGCAGCGAGGTCTTCACGTGCCTTTGCGACCTTCTTCGGAGTATCGTTAACCGTGACAGAACCGTCTTCGTTCTTAGTGAAGTTGATACCGTTAGCAGTAAGCATACGAGTAGCGCGTGTAATCTTTAACGGCTTGTCGGACTTGAACGTGAATGCGCGGCCGCGATTTTCTGCTGCCTGACCGCCCTTATCGATTGCAACTTCGAGCTTGGCACGGAGTTCATCAACCTTGTCGAGCTGTGCCTGGGTCAAACCTTCACGAGCGGCGAGGTCATCGATACGTGCAACAATCTGTTCAGTATTATTTCCACCCTTGGACTTGAGGGAGCTAATCTGAGCCGAGATATTCTTCACGAGCGTATTGAAGTCAAGAAGAGTATCATCCGTGGAGTGAGTCGTAGTGGCGAGGCCAGCTGCTTTCCATTCACCGGCAATAACTTCTTCGCCGTTTGCTTTCTTGTCCTGCAACCATTTAATCTTCTTGGCAAGGTCGTCCTTTGTTTCTTGGCTTGCTTCAGGAATTTCTTCGATAGCAGTCAAAATCGTGCTATAGTTATTGATAAGGTTATCAAACTTTCCTGTATTGTTAGCCTTGATACCATTAGTCATGGCAGACTGGAAGTTATTGTCGACGTCGGACAATGCCTTTGCGACTTCTTCTGTCTTCGGACCTTTCTGTAACTGAATAGTGACTTCGCCGGCATTATCGAGACCTTTGAAACGACCTGTATAATTACCGTTAAAACGAGCCAAAACTTCATTCATATATGGATTATTGATATTGTAACCCAATGATTCAAGAATATGTTTTGCTTCTGTAAATTCCATAAATTCCTCTAACTAAATGTTTATTTATATTATTTATAACCTTTCCGTGAAAAAATTACAGAACTAGGTTATTGAGGTTGAATTTTCGTATTTTTTGATATTCCAGTGCTTCGTTATACGACAGCGTATCGACGAATATATTATGTGGCTCTATGTCTTCGGCATTAATTACCTCGATCATTTTCCACTTTATTAAAAGATACGCTATCCTGTTACGTCTGATTATATCCTTATTCGTAACGTCGCCGAAACCTGCGAAACCGTCCTTGTTAGTGGACAACGGAAAAAGCTGCTTGAAATGAACAAGGTAATATGAGTCATACTGCTTCATAAGGTGACATGACTGATATATTATCTTTTTTCTGCGGTTTATAATGCCTATTCTCGAAAGTGTTTCATTTATTATGTTCTCGTTTACGAGCGGCTTGATTTCTAGCAAGGAATTATAGTCAATCATCTTAATATTCCTCAGGCCGCCATTCGAATTCCTTAAATTCGTTCATGAAAAGGATTTCAGCCATGGATGCCGGGTCGATAAAGTCGTTTAGTTCAGACTTGAATGACCTCATAAGGATATTTTTTACTTTAGTATATCTGATAAGTTCATGTTCGTCGAGCTTCGCGAAACCGTAACCAGAATAGCCCTTGCTGTCATAAAGTCTTGTCATTTCTTCTTTCAGGCCAGTCAAGTCAAGATATTTTCCGGCGTATATTAAATATTTCCTATTGTTGACGATGCGCCCGGTCCATATCGACGGGTTCGCATTGTATACGACGTCTTCGATAGTATCTCCCTTGTCGGCTTTCTTCATAGCCGTATTCTTTACTACCTCATCAGACACCTTGTCGTTTTCGTTAATCAGATATTGCTTAAAACTAGCCATAATAATATATTTATAATAAAAAACATAGATGTAAAATCTATGTTTTTGAGAAATGGGTCAAATTTCAACTATTTCGTAATCATCGGCAAGAAGAACGTAGATACGAACGGCATCGGAAGATAGATTTCTTCGCCGCATTTCGGACACTTGAACTTCGCTTCCGGCTTGACGCAGAAAAGATACTTGCTTATCGTGTTCGCGAATTCCGAGAACGACATGGTATCGATCTGCGTAATATATTCATACGCCTTGAACAATGAAAGTTCTTCGTCGTTTACGCTCTTGATATACGTAGCAAGTTCAAGGAGTTCAGGGTTGATTTCGATTGTAATGTCCTGTCTTGCCTTCATCTGGTTAACGGCGTTTTCCGTGGCGATAGTGGAGAACGCGATTTTAATCTTGTCGCCGTTACCGAGCTCGATATATTCAGGAACGTCCTCGTCGAGATACTGTATATCGAGGTTGCTAAGCGTAAAGTCGTAATTACAGATATTGCCGCATTCCTTACATTCGCCGCGGAGTCTGAACGGCATATCGTTATAGGTATATGCACGAATGTAGAAAATCAAGAAAAGCTTGTCACCTGTAAAAATTGTGCTCGGATTAAAGTTCGGTCCACCCCATACGCTATTGATAATGACTTTATTGATAATCTTGTTGATATTGTCTGCCGTAATGACAGCGAGATCCTTTGCATTCAACGGCGTGAGTTTCTTTATATATAACGGAATATCCGGATAGAGCTTGCCTCTAGACGGTAACAAGTTCTTATCGAGCATGACCGAACCCTTTGGAGGTTGGTTCATCATAGCTGACATTATACTTCCTAGATTACCGGAATTAGCGATCTCTGGATTTATCTGATTCAAGTCAAGTTTTTCTGATTTCATTATTTTTCACCTTTATTTAAACATTTTATATATTTATATTCACTTACTCACACGTTAAAGGATCTGTTCTGAGACTTCGAGCCTATCCAGGAAGATAGGTAAAGAAGTGCTAAAGCATCTGTCTTCAACTCTCGGGGCTTACTGTCAAGCTTACGGGATGGTCATCCTGTACTCCGGCTACATCTTGACATGCCATGGCGGCTACATGGAAAATTTGCTAGGTTTTCCGTCATTGGGTTCCATTATCAGTTGATACCTGATCATTTCGTTTAAAAACGATGAACTTTTCCCTCAAGTTCATAATGGCCTACCCTCTACCGACAATTCATTGAGTTGAATTTCGCTCCGAGGAATAGGACTTGGAATGTCGAAAATTAAAGATAGCAAAGAAATTTACTTTTGTAAACTTTTTATTAACATTAATTCTGAATTTTTTATTAACGACGGTGCCTTCTTTTGGAAGTGCTGTTATAGATGCCACGTTCACCGGTCCAGGATTTTGTCTTGACATCGTATACTTTGCCTTCCTTATTGACAGTCTTAGCATTGGCGAGAGCGAAGTCGCCCCATGTAGACGTGCTGCCTCCGCTAGTTTCCCAGTTGACCGTCAATCCGGATTTTTCAGCAGTCCTGATTATTTCGTTAAGCTGAGATTCTGTCATACTGTCGAAAATAAGTTTCTTCTTGTTGGCATCCTGGAAGTTCAAGTCAACCTTGGAACCGAGCAAGTGAGAACCACCCGTAGATCCAAGACCTAACTGATGGCCAGGGTCATTATAAGTATTGACGCTTACGGTAATTCCTTTTTCAGCCATTGCCTTCTTGAACTTGTTATATGCAGTCTGCATTCTCTTGGCATTTTCTTTTTGAACGTATTCGAGGTTTTCACGAGAAACGTTATAGATACCAGCGCTATGGATTTTGGCAAGGGCTGCGTTAGTTTCAGATTCTGTAACTTTGAAATCTCGCGTATTTGTAAGAGTCGTATTGACGAATACCGGGTTGGAGAGGGCAGTAGTGCCGACCTTGGCAAGTTCCATCTCTTCTTCCCTGATTTGTTCGCGCTCAACATTCAATGCGGATAATTGATCCAATGCTACCTGAAGGATATTGTCGCTTGCAAGGTTAAGCTTGTCGGATATCGTCGCGATTTCTTCGTTATTAAAGAATCCGGTGATAAGATTTTCTTTACTCAATATAGTCGTAGCCAAATCCTTAAGTGAGCTTCTTCCATCGATACCGTCCATAAGGCTATCGACAAGTTTTTTGTATGCAGGATTTTTCTGCATTTCGGACTGGTGCATATCGATAAGCTGCGATCTGATGGTCTTCATCAATGCGGCACGCTTTGTATCGATTTCATTATACTTGTCATTATATACCTTGGTTCTGTAGGATTTGTCTGTCAGTAACTTTTCGGCTTCTTCAGAAGAATTGACTACAGCCATATATTTGCCAAATATGTTCTGGAGATTTCCAGTATTTTCGACATGCTTGATTTTGCCGCTGTCATCTTTCTTAATTTTCGCGAGTTCTTTTTCATCGCTTACACTGTAAAGAACGTAGAAGTTAGCCTTAAGTTCCAGCGAAGTTCCTAACGAATTATTGTTGAATGTAGGAAAACTGAAATCCTTTACTCTGCAGACATAAGTTTTTTGGTCGACTACTGTAACCATCGTCTCGTCGAACTGAGTAATCTTTATGTTTATCAACGGAAGGCTTTCAGTAAAATATGGCTCGGAACTGTAGAATGTCGCAAGCGTATTGAATACTCTCATATCGTCGGTTTCTTCGAACGTGATGGACATTTCGCGTTCGCCGAATTTGAACGTCGGAAACGATATTTGCGTATTGCCGAGAAGTCGCTTTGTTTCATTGCTTATCGTGAAAGTCGGAAACGATACGGTCTTTATGGTAAAGCTTATTATATCGTCTACGTTCGTTCTGCCGTTTGTACCGAATGGCGTAATTTCCGCATTGAACCTGTATGTTATATGCGGTCTAAGTTTTGAAATATTGCCGTAGATATTCAATAAACCCATTACCAGCCTCCAAATGGGTCATAATATTCTGGATTTTCTTCTTTAATCTCAGAATCCTTATAAACGCTATGCGTTTTCACGTTGTCTTTAGGTTCGTCATGAATATCGACGTCGCGCTTTATGTCTTCGTTCGTGGCGAGCATATCGCTGCCTTCTTTTACGATACCGTCAGTCTTTGTCTTGTCGGCTTCTACGTATGCCGTATTGTGGTCTTCAGTATCTTTCAAGTCGATATTGAATGTTTCGCCGAGCGAAGCGTATTCATTAAATTCTTCCATCTTGTCCGGATTGATATTGTCAACATCCACGTCTTCGTGATTATTGCGCCATACGCGCAATATGAAGGTATATGTCATCGGCGTCGACAAGAATGTAGTATTGTCGGCAAACTGTTTTACGTTTACGACTTCGTAATAAGTATCTGAATATTCGATATATACTATGTCGCCAATTCTAGGTACTTCAGCTTCATAGATATCTTCAAGCCCCGGATATGAAAGTTGGGAAGCTTCATAAAAATGCTGAATGGTGCATTGGCAAGTTATAAGCTCGTTATAAATCATGCCTTGCAAATCATAGCTTTTCTGCATCGTAGGAATGCTATCGGTATACATCTGGAGCTTGAACCTGCGCTCGACATTTTCAAGCGGGTCTTCACCGTATAGCCTATCGATCTTGGTGTCGATATTCTTAATGTAATATAGGACTTCGAAACCGAAATTATTATAGGCTTCAGAAGTAAGTTCCGAAATTAACGCGGCTTCAGCGGAATAACAGTCATTTTCCGTAGAGTCAAAATAACGTGGCGCAGTCCAGTCCCATCCTTGGACACTGCATCCGTTACTGAACAATTTTCTAAATTCTGCCGCATAATCTCTAGCCATACATTATTTATACACCTGTATGGCATAATAAAAAATAAAACCGGCTTTTGACCGGTTTTAATATATTTTCATAGACCTAGAAGCGTAAGTAGCTCGTCTTTAGTCTGTTTATTGGTTTCGTATTTGATTACCTGTCCGCCAGCAGTCGAAAACGCGTCGCAGTTTTTCTTGAAGTCGTCAATCAACAACGATTCAGGATCCGCATAATAGGCTTTTTCCTTGCCGACATTCGTTATAATGATATGGTGCCTGTCGATGTCCGTATTGTTCTTTATCCACGTAAGCTTTCCAACTTTGCCTTCGTTAAAGGTAACAGATGTAAGAATATACAATTCTATATTTTCTTCTGCGCATACCTTCTTGACGAATTCATACAGTTCTTTTCCTTCAGGTAGCCATTCCATTTCAGACCAGAAGTCCGTGCCGGCATTGTGAATTACGCTCCAGTCAACCTTATTGCCTTCAATGCAGTTTAACTTTTCACATTGGCCCCTAAAATTGACTAAAACGCCGTCCATGTCTAAAAATAGTTTACTAATCATGATAATCCTTTAGTCCGTATCAGGTACGTTATTCGCGGTTACCCATTCATGGCCACCAATTCCAGGTTTATTTGCAAAGTATAGTTCGTTAGGATGCGTGGATGGATATTGTTTGAATCCGAAATATTGAACAAGTTTTATAACGCGCTTATTGTTTCTGTTCGTATGTAAGGAAACACCCTTAGGCGAATCAGCTATACATTGTTTCAGTCCTTTAATAGAAGCCCAGTTTCCACGAGCATGAGGCGGAACGTATGCCATAGAAATATATGTAGAACCGTCAGAATTCGGCAATGTCGCCAATATTTCTTCACCAGTTACAGTATACTTATGAAGAAGCATATCCCAGATGATTTTACCGGAAGCTTCAATTTGTTTTTGAAGCATACGTCTTTGAGCTTCTGGCGCATGCTTATAAAATTCATTTACCTCATTCTCGGAGACCAATTTAAAAGCTTTCATATATTCGTCATATGTAGCTTCTCTAATTTTTATTTCGTCTTCGTTAATAAGATCATGCTCTAAAAGTATATCTAAAGCCTCATTTAATTTCATATTTTCCTCTAATATTATTTATAAAGGAAATCATAATTAATTAGGCCATTAATATGTTCCTTAGTTTTGGTCAAGAAACATTCCTGTATGTATTTTTCTTGATACTTCATAGATTCGACGTCATTCCTGATTCGTAATTCTTTTCTAAGGAATTCACAAAGGCTGAACGCGTCTATGATATCGGAAGTCGGCGAGTTTCCGGCTTTTCCATTAGTTACCAGAGGCAAATCGCCAAGGTCCGGTTTTTTACCAGTCCATGCATTGAATGCGTCTCTCATGCCGATTTTGTCGGCGTTACCGCGCCCAGAAAAAAATTTCTTATTCTGGTTAGGAGTATAGAATCGCAGTTTGCAGCCTTCTCTGAACAATGAAAGCTTAATATTTCCTTCGAACTCAGCCAACGAGAAAATCAAGCCAGACGCGCCCGACATAGAATATGCGTAATCTTCGACTGCGATGTATTCGCAATCTTTGCACCAACTTACGATATGGTCACAGAAGAACTGGTATCTTTCATAGTCGTTTCTGAAATCGTCTTTATGGTAGTATACGATATTCGGCAATATAGAATTTTTCTTGACATTGGTAAACCCGTGTCGTTCGATATTTTTTATTTCAAAATTTTCGTCTATTTCTTCGATGATTATTCCGCTCGACGAAATGGAAAGATCAAGACCTGCTATTTTCATAAGAACCTCTTAAAATCTTTATTATATATGGTAAAACGATATTATAAATATGTATATGTCAACAAAGATTTATAGTATAAAGACCAAATACGATAATGATGAAGAAATCAAGATTAACGCATATAATCTTGGTGAAGTAAAAGAGTCAGCAGATAGTGGAAATACAGATAGCGGTTCTGACGGCAATAAAACTATTGATGACCTTATTGATAGCGCGTCTTTACAGGAGCCGTATAAATTTTATTCAACTAATGTATCAAATGAAGAAACTACGTCAGTTGTCACAGAATCTGGCGAAGGCGTATATTACAATAATACGACAACAAGCAAGTCAAAAAGTTATTTTTGGGTTGAAGATTTAAAGAACTGGTGCCGTTATGCAATAAGCAACAATTATGTAGATTATAATAATTATAAAGATTTAAAAAATCCAAAAAAATTAAATTATGGCATATCATTTAAGCTTCAAGTTTGGAATGGTTCAAATGGCTGGCTAGATATTGATGAAAATGGCGTTGTTAATGCCAACAATGATGTTAATAAAATTAAATCTTTTCAAAAAGATATCATTGAGAGATTAATTTTACCGGATAAAAATGACAATAATAGCTGGGATCCTAATTGGGATATTAAATCGATTAATAAAATTACTCAAGCTAGAGGTAATGTAAATTATTTTAATTATAATGATTTAATACCAGGTAGTCTTCTTCTTCCTGATTCACCGTATTATGCAACATTCCGAATACTAGAGATAAATGGAAATATATCGTTTGATCTTGAAAAATTATTCAATAGCTACAATCTCATCGCGGATAGAAATCATCAACAGGTTAAAGGCACTATTAAAAATATGAAAGCTGCTTTTGCTGACATTGATGTAACTAATAACGTAAAAATAAATTTATATCTATATACTAGTCAGGGTATGTCAGCTGCGCATGAAGCAGCATTGGGAAATTTATTTTCACAACATAACATAGAATTCAGTTTGGTTTCTGGATTTAGTGGTATGTATTATCTTATTACCGGAAAATACACAGATGTATTTAACGTATTAGCAAGCACTGAGTATGAAACTATTATAGAGTCTTATAATCCAAAATATTATGCTGATGCTGGGTTTACGACTAAACTCGATACTTATTATGTTATAGCATTAGATATACCCAAAAATAAACAAATAATCAAAGGATTTAAATTACAAAAAACTATAAATTATTGCATTAATACTAATGTCGATTTTCAAACATATAGATATATTTTATCGCAAGAGAAGTCTGATTTTGCAACAATGCAGCATTATTTAGACTCAGATCATAGAACTGTATCATATACTGGTATACCTCCGATATGGCGTTTGCCGACCGGTGAAGTATTTTTGTCGACGAATTTTGAGTGTAATACTGATGTTGGTATGCCATATGATAGGAGACAATTAGATTTTAATAAAAAAGACTACAAAGTAAGAGAAGCATTAAATCTTCCAATACTTGCAAGTACTAAGCCTGCTAGTGCCAAAGATTCAGTTGAAGTTACTTCGCTTGTGTCTAGTATCTATGCCGACGATATTACGAGATTTGAAACAGAAATTAATAATAAGATTGCCGAGTATTTTGGAAGCGGTAAAGATAAGACAATTAAGAAAGATTGGCTCAGGGAATATTCGATAACCAAGGTTATAAATACTGAAACTGATTATGTGAATATGCTTGATTCGAATTTGATATTTGAACAAGTAAATAGTAATGATAATGCAGATTTGAAATGCACATTGAAAGTGAACAGACCGAACATAATAACTGATGAATATGAACCAGTTGAATATGTAAAGAAGTGGTAATTATGGAATCATTTGTTTTTAACAGCTTCAAAGAAAGAATGATTAACGGCGAATTGTCCGGCAACGACGTATGGACATTGCAGCCGGTTAAAAAGGCATTTGCCGAAGATTATGAAGACAATTTAAAATATATTAGAAATGAAACTGACCTTTATTATCTTAATCCTGGTTTTAACGAATTAGGATATTTGGGCGTATCAAATTCTTTTAAAGACAAGTACTTTACAGTAATGAATCCGGTGCATTATAACTATATAATAATGCAGAATACCGATATCGCTAAGCAGCCAGAATATATTACTAAAGATAATATTATTGATTTTTTTGCTAAAAATCCAGATGAAAGCGATAGAAATAATAATTTGAAAAATTTGTTCTTTGACGAAGATGGTAAATTTTATAGGCCAAGCGATGAAACAGAATTAAATTCTGCGGGTGAAGAAGTTCCTATTCCATTGGGTTTTTATTACGTAAGAACTAAAGAAGAATTAAGATGGTGTGCTAACCTCGTTAACAGCGAAGCATATAATAATAAAATCAATATTGTATTGGGTGACAATATAGGCGTAGAAAAAACCCAGACAACTCTTAATTTTATTATCGGCGAAAATCCAAATAGGCCATTTGAAGGTATTTTCTATGGTAACGGCTATAAGTTTAATAATATCGAATTGATTTGTGACAAGCCAGTAAACGGTATTGTCGGTTATTTGGGTACTAATGGCATAATATCGACAATAAGAGTAAATGGCAGAATTGTTTTGAATTGTAAGTCAAAAATTACGCTTGAACATTTGATGTCTGTCGGCTCAGATGTAGCTGCTGGTTTTATTTGCGGTAAAAATAACGGCGTCATTGAAGGCATTAATTTTGATGCTGTATTAGTATTATATAATTTTATACCTGGCATTTGTTCTGTCGGAAATAAGTCTGATAGTACATTGCCGGCAATAGAAGATAATCCGATGGTTAATTTCTGCTATCCGGATTATTTGTGCTATAATTCATTAGGTAATATTGTTCCATATATTGGTTATTTTAATGAAGGCGTTTTTGCAACTTATGATGGTATAGATAGGAAACATACAAGTGAATATCATTGTTACTGGAAAACGTTGAATTTTAATACTAACATTCAAGACGGTTATATGATTAAACGCTATAATCTTGATGGCAACGACTATCAGTCACCGCAAGAATGGTATTATTTCGCAGGTATTCCGTATGATAATCGATTAATAGATTATTACACGAAAGAAGAAAATGTAAGAAATGTATTATTTTATGATTCTACCATTTTTGGTAAAATAAATTCAGAATATTTTGACGGTATAAGTTTACAAACGTCTAAAGCTGGAATCCTCCCGATAAATTTTGCAGACATTTATATGCCTAGGTGGAATGCATACAGTGCTGAAAGTACAGAGTTTTATGATTATCATAAAGAAAGAAAATTTAGCAAGGCATATGACTGTATGCCATATGTCAACTATTTTGATAAGTCAATAAAAATGCAGCAGCAAAATAGGGTGGCATATTATGTTTCTCCTATAATTGGCATTAATAATAGAGAAGTTAAAGACATATACGTTAATTGTTCTGCAGAAGCATCAGCTACATTTGTCGGTTTCTTGGGTGGATTGGCAGGTAAGCAAAATTACGGTTATATTACTGGCTGTAATGTAAATTTAAGTTCATATGATAGTTTATGCACAGACTCGACTAAACCAAATTACTATAAAACGCAGCTCGATAATTATGGCGTTTTTCATGAACGTACTATTTTTAATACTGAATATACGAATAGTAATGGCGTAGAAGAAACATACAGTTTCCCATTACAGAGTATTAAGAATATAGGTGGCATGTTTGGTAGCTGTATTGTAAGCGATACGAATTCTTTGATTGTAAAGAATTGTAATATCATGTTTGAGAATCGAAACGCTGCCGTAATAAGTAGCACTGATGTTAGCGGTATAAATCCATTATCTGAAGATTATTATTTACTTGATAGATATGCTGGAATTGCTGCTATGATGGAATTTAATACTTGCAATTTGTCTGATATCTGGACCACATCTGCTGATTTGGCAGATGAATCGACAAGATGCATTAAATTCGAGAATACGTTAGTTACATATAGAGAAGCAATAGGCACATACGTAGCACCAAGGGGTTATGAATTTGTCCAGCCATTTAATGTAAGTGATGATAAAAGATTCCATTCAATTATTAATAATATACAGGGGAATGGAACTGTAATATTAGATGATCAGCCGATATATGGTATTGCTGCACCGTTGGTCGGCGAGTTAAAACCAATTTATATCGGTTCGCCATCTATGTTAGAATCTCTATTTCCAGGTGATTGCGAAAATTATGATAAAGCTGATATGGGTGGTTTGATACCTGACGGTATAACGACACCGCCACCATATCAATATTACTCATTATCATATGGCAATAATATGTTGAAGAATTATTTTGATGCCAATAAAAGAAAACTGCTTAATAATATGGTTGGTTTATTTTATATGGATCAAAATATAGCAGCACCGGCCGCAGTACCTGCTTTCTACGGTGATAGTTTAGACGTTGCAATTCCGGGCGTTAAAAATATTTCATCCGGTACCAATTATAATATACTGGATCATTTGATGCAACCGGATAAAGACTATTTATATAAAGCAATGTCTTATAGGGTAGATGATGTATTAAGCCACATAGTTGATTGGCGACAATTATCGGCGACAAACAATCATAACGTTTGGACTAGGGGTAGAGACGCTAATAATATTCTTAAATATAGTGTTGTTCCATCCGCGGCTGAATTACAGAAACGTTTAGACGACAACCAAGGCAATGAGTCAGTTGCACCTAATGATGGATATGGTTATATCAATGCTAATTGGTATAATAAAGTCAATTATCTATATCCATATTTTGGGTCAGATTTTGTATTGATTGATGAATACATATCTAAAACTAATCATAAGGATAAAATATCTAAAGGATATGCAAAATACAGAATTGAAATTCCTAATCCGTTCTATGATGAGACATATGAAGGTGATGGCGATGTAACGCCAAGAAATAGAGATAAAAAATTTATAATAGAAGTTGATCTACAAGCGTCTTCTACTGCTACTCTCGATGAAAAATATAAAATGTATGCCGTTACAGAAAATGGCGATACAGTAAAAATGGATTATTACCCTACGTGGAAACAAAAAATAACTAGAAGTTATGACAGCGGTTTAAGATATGTCGACGGTGAAATTAGAACTTATGGACAGGAAGGCAGAGACAGTATTTCAATCAATAAATGCTGGAAGCATCTAGCAGACGACCAAGAAGCTGATGTTGGTGGCGGCTATAATCCTAGAATTTATGTTAATAATATAATTGGCTGTAATTTTGATGTGAATGATATAAAAAATAATTTCTTTACATTAACATGTATAGTACATCGTTATAGAAACTCCAGTGATAAGGGCAAAACATATCATTTATATGCTGCAAAAAATATTAGATTATCGCTTGATAATGCAATAATTACTGCAATGCCATATGTTTCGGAAGATGACTATCATTATATAACAGAGTTAAATAATGATATTACTAATAATATAGTAAATGATATACAAACAACAAAGATACCACCATTAATATATGACGCATCAAGGGTAGGTACAGTGCAAGACGATGCTGCATATGGCATTTATACCGCGCATTGGCTACAGCCAGATTATTCAGCAGTAAACGAGAACGGCACTATTGTTTATTATCCGATTAGCGGTTATGATAATAATAATCCAGCAATGCCATTGCTTGCTGGCTTAGATGATTGGTCTGCTGCAAAGATAACATGTGTGCATAAAGAACCTGGGCCAGGCATTAAAATAAGTGAAGATTTAACTTTATATAATAAGGTTGATTGGGTGACCTATAATGTGCTGGAACCGGATTATAATCAAGCTGCGACAGTTTCGGCATATAAATTTAAAGTAAATGAATACTCAGGCACTCAGTTATTAACGGAAGGCAAACAGGTATATAAGATTATTCCTGCTGATGCAACATTATATGATAAAACATATACATATACAACCGCATTTGCTTTGGGGTATGGTCAACCAAATTATACATATCATACATGGGGTGAACTTAATGAGCATATGTCTGCGAATTTTAATGACATGTTTGTTTACCGTGAAGATGGTAAATTTCCATATCCGATTTCAGTAAGTGGAACCGATGATTCTAATGATCCTAAACCATGGTATCAAGATACAGTATATTCTGGTAGATATAAATTAGCAGTAAAGACATCTCATAAAAATAATACAAATGAACCAGCATCAGCCGAAGCATATTATGGTAGCTATAATGCCGATAATATTTCTGCATATTATAATGATTTGACTGCAAATATAAAAATATCAGATTATGGCCAACATACGAATGATACTTTGGTCGATTATTTTAAATATACTTATGAAAAGACACCAGCTAATGCGCATATAAATATTTGCTCTGCTGGATTTAAGCTGCCAGTCATATTTGACTATAAGAATAATAAGGCTGGTTTCTGGTTCAATATGAATGAATCTGCTGCAGAAACTACCAGAGACTTAAAAGATGTAGGTGTTGTGCCTGTAGATACATGCTCTGCATACAATGATAATATGTATTATACATCCAATGTGTTTGCTATCGGCAAGACACCAAATCAGAGTTGTATTATCAATGAACATCTTGCGGATCCAGAAATTACCGCTGTATCATTCAGCTCGTTCAGCGCAGATGATTTTGAAGGCATTTATGTCACTGACGGTGAAAATAGACCGGTTATGTATATAGATGTAGGTCTTGGTGAATGTCCAGAAGGAACTACATGGACATATAGTGCATATCCGAGTTATTCTGCAAACATAGAAACATCGCTTGACACAACTATATATGATAAAATAGCAGAGACTAATGAAGAAAAAGCAGAAAAACTAAGGATAATAGAGCAAAGAAATACTGATGTCAAGAATGCGATGAATGCATCAGGCTTAATCTTGGAGGTTGAAACGTAATGTCTAAGGGATTTGTATGTAATGCATATATAAACCATCTGTTACGAAATGACAAGGACAAATTGAATAATCATTTGGAGCCGTTGCATTTTGACGCTTGGTTTGTCTATAATTGTGATGTTCGTGAACCTGTCGCTAAAAATATAAATTCTAAATTTTCGGATTTCATGGAAAACCAGAGATTCGAATATTTAGGAGTATTACATAAGGCGCAGACCGAGACAATATCGGATATTGACGGACTTGAAGCAGAGACATCGTATGAAGGCCTATTCAATACTCCAGTTTCTTCATATCTTTTTTCTAATTTCGACAAGCCGACTACAGGAACATTGATAGAAAGAGATATTTACTATAGCGCATTCAATTACAATGTCTATGACGCTAAAAAGTCAAATTATAATATTGCGCAGATGGAAGGTGTCATCTCTGATGCTGACCGTGCCGTATATGATTCGGAAATGAAACATTTTACGGAAAATTATAATTTTTCTTCAGGCTATAACGCCAATGAGTATAGGATATACAGTATTCCTGAAGAGCCTGTTTGCGAAGGCCAGACGAACCTGAAGACCGACGATATAGTATTATCAAGCACGAAACCTGGTTTTATCGGAAATGGCATCATGATTACATGGTATGATGGAAATAGGGCAGAAAAACATAACAATATGAACATGATAGAATATCAGCCGATTAACAGCGGTGACGCTATTCCATGTGCATTTTATGCTTTGCCAAAAACTTATGCGCCGCATAATGACAAGATAAAGATAGAATGGTCTGACGACGGAATGTTTTCAGTTACGTAAATAAAATATGGCAAAAATTACAGATACAAATATGTTTCCATGGCTTTGTTCGACTACCGCTGCGTTAGCCGACGATCAAGATAATGTCGTATGCACGAATGAAGAAGATACGGTAGACGACGTTACATTGGACGCTTATGGGCTTTACGGTATTAAGTGCACATATTACCATGTAACTGAAGACTTGGAAAGAGATAAGCTGTTTGGTGAAGACCAGTTAAGGGAAATTGAACGTAGCTGGTATTTTATGGGCTATGTCCAGCAATTACCGCCTAATGTGCGAACATATCAGCTTCAAGGTATCTGGGGCGAAGATACGGTAACGTTATATGCAAGTATAAATGCGTTCAATTATTTTTCGACCTATGGCGGTTATGATAAGAATACGCCAGAAGTATATGATGAATGTCCTGCCAAAATAGGCGATATTGTCTATATAAACCCGAACGATACTTTTTATAGAGTCGTAGACGTCAAGTATTATACGGAAGCATTCGGTCTCGCAAAGCATACGTATACAATGACATTGAAGGTATATAAAGACAACAAGTGGTCCGTGTCGGCTAGTTCCCCTACATTGGCAAATTCAGCCGACCCGATTTACGATGTCGCACCGTATTGTCTTTCTGCCCAATATAATTTTAATGATCCTTTGAAAACAAATGACGACGTAACGGCGCACGAGACAGTAAATACGTTTGATTACGTATACAAGGACCTGGAAATAAAAGAAGAAAATCCAGAATATTATGACCCATTCGGTGGTTGGTAAAGGTAATTTATGGGAATGATATTTAGCAATGACTATTATAAAGGAAAATTTTTTCCGAAGCATCCGTATAAGTGCATAAACTTGAACGGAGCATTAGGAAAAGTTAGCGAAATAACTTATCGCAGTAGCTGGGAATTGAAGCTCATGCGGTTTTGTGACAGATATGCTACGATACTTGAGTGGGGTTCTGAAGTCTTGAAAGTTCCTTATATTTCAGAAGTCGACGGCAAGCAGCATATATATATTACTGATTTCTATATGAAATGCAAAGACGTGAACGGTCGTATCGACAAGTATATTATTGAGGTAAAGCCAGAAAGCCAGATGGCAAAGCTTGACGAAAATAATGAACTGATATATCCGAACCCGCCTAAAACACGTTCTCAGAAAGCTTTAATGCGGTGGCAGGAAAAGTGTAATGTCATAAGGACTAATAACTCGAAATGGAAAGCCGCAAGAAAATGGTGTGCTGAAAACGGATATACGTTCAAAGTCTTGACCGAACGACAGATTTTGAATATGTGTAAATAAATTTACAGAATTAAATGTTTAGTCAACCGTAGGTAAATAATTTTACTATATTTTAATGTATGAGTGGATTTGAAGGTTTAGAAAAAGAATTTAATATTGAGGCCGTGGAGGAAGATGTAAAGTCGACCATAAGC